TAATTCAATAAAATATAACTATTTTGTTGAGAATTATTTTTAAATAATAATTTTTGGAGCAGGTGCCGATATAATTCCGAAAATTGAATTATATTGTTCTAAGAATTGTTCATCAATATCAATAAAAAATGAAATTAAATTTGTATTAAATGTAATTTTACCTTCTGTATTTTGTTGAGCATATTGTGGGAATGGTGCAAATGCATAGGATTGCTCTTCTGGATTACTTCTTTTAGGCACAATAACTAATTGTATGGCATTTTTATAAACATCACCTGTTTTGTTTGTTTCCACAAATTCCGCAATAACATCTTCACCACTAATTGTTCTAAACATTCTAATATCTGTCATGATTTTTCCTTTATTGTATTTAAGATTATATTATACTATACATTAGCTCTTTCGTCAATGTATTTTATAATCTCAACTCCACACATTTTTAAAAATTTTATTCCTTCTGTTGAACGATATTCGTGTTTATAATATACAGTTTTAATTCCAGCACTATAAATTATTTTACTACATTGAATGCAAGGAGAATGCGTGCAAAACATTATCGCACCAACTCCAGATTCAGTTGAACTCGCTAATCTTGAGATTGAATTTGCTTCAGAATGTATTACTTCATCATATGTTTTTAAACCCTTCCAAAAATAAATCCCATCTATTGGGGTATATTTTTGCTTTTCTTCGGTTGTAGAATTGAAATATTCAGCATCAGAAAGAAATGAAACTTTCTCGCATATATTTGAATTCCATCCTGCAGGTAATCCATTATATCCACAAGAAATTATTCTATCATCTTTTACAATAACAGAACCAACTTTTAATTTTTTAGCATGAGAGAGATTTGCAGTTAATTCTGCAACAGACATAAAATAGTCAATAAATTTTTGTTTCATAAAAAATCCTAAATTAAAAATTTATTATACTATAAAAGTGATAAAACGGCAAGGTTTAATTTGCCGTTTTATTTAGAACATTAAACCTATATAATTTCAAAAGTTTTTGGTTTTTGGCTTTCTGGAATTACATTTTTTAAATGTATAGATAACATACCTTCAGACAATTTTACTTCAGAAACTTCAACAGTATCTGCAAGAGTAAATTCTCTTTTGAAATTCCTTTGCGAAATTCCTTTATAAAGATATTCGGGATATTTTTCTTTTTTATCCAATAAAGAATCTAATGAATAATCATCAGGTCTTATTGATCCATCCACAAATAATCTTCCAGAATCTAATGTTACAGAAATATCATCTTTCGTATAACCAGCAACAGCCAATTTAATAACAAAAGCATCATCAGATGTTTTAATTATATCATAGGGAGGGAAATTTGTTTTTGGACTTTCTAATTCTTTGATTCTACGAAATAGATCATCAAAACCTATTAACGCAGTATTGTGAATTGTTCTAAATTGTTCTAATTGTGTCATTTTAGTCTCCTTTAAAAAGCAAGATTTTATTTAAAAATTCTTAAACCCCCGAAGCAGGCTTAAGCTTTGTAGGAACACCCTACAAATTCTATTTAGGTATTTGGTCCAATCTTCATTGCTTTAGACTTACAGCTTGAAATATCATTTTGTGTAAGAATAAAAGCAGCAATATTATTAAATTGTTGCAATGCAGTATTTATTTCTTGGATGGTTGGAGAAGCTCCAGATAAAAGACCTCCAGCTTGAGCAACAACACCAGCAACACCCGCATTAATTGTATTAACAACTTGTTGAGCCTTAAGATATGCAACTCTTAAAGAATTAATTTGACTTTGTGTAAATTCTCCAACAGGAGCAATAGAAGCTGAATACCAAGCATCATATGCTTGTTGCGCTAAATTAATATTATAAGATTTATCATTATTTAATGATGACATTGCTAATGCTTGAACGGTCCCATTGACCGCATTTGGTACCAAAGAATTTAATTCGTTTTGTACAGAAATCATTTCACTTAATGCTGTTTCAGTTATCGAATCAATACCATAATTAACAGCTCCAACAACTTGTGCAGCAGCAGAATCAACAATACCTTCCGCTAAATCATCAATACTTGAAGCCGACAACATGGTCAACATTCTCATTGTATTTTGAAGTTCCTTTGGAATCAAGGCTGATAATAATGCACGAAGGATTTTCATCCCTATAGGATTTAAATTATAAATTGCTGCAGTAGCTGCTGCACTTCCAGCAGTAAATGGATTTGCAGCTAACGACAACGCTAATTGAGATATACCAGCATAATGTGCATTTATATCATTCTCAGCTTGTTCTAACCTAGCTTGAAGACCCTTTAATTGCGAATTTAATTCATTATGACAAGGCATGATTAATTTCCAAATTTACTTTGATTTTATTTTGCCAATATTATATTTACTAACTAAATTATAATCAGATTTTTCTTTATAAGAAAGAATTTTTATTTGAGATATTGGAACTAATGGAGATTTACAAGAATCTGGATTTTGAATCTCAAGAAGTTCCCAATCTTGTAATAATTTTACAATTGTATTTCTTCTAGCAATATCATTTTCATCAATACTATGTAGTTTATTATCAAGAGCAAATAATTCTTTAAAATGAATTACAACATATCTGCCTTGTTTATGTAATATATGACAAGACTGATACAATGAATTATCTTTTTTTGATAAAACACCAATTCTTGATAACGTTTCTTTTATTTTTAAAAAATTTTCTTCATCAATGAAGACCTCAACCCCAAATCCATTAAAAATATCACTCATAATATAGCTCCATAAATCCTTATGTTTTAAAATAAAAGTATTTATAAAACATAAAATGTTGCTATTCCCTACCACCTTTATCAACAATTTTAGCTATATGTCCTAATTGTTCTGTTGTCAGTATTCTCAAAGCTTCTTTTGCCTTCTCAGAAGAAAATCCAAAGTATTCTTTCACATTTAATAGGTCTTTTGATTCTGTAGATTTAAACCACTTTTGATACGGACGTTTCTGCGCTCGTAAAGCATAATAATAAAAATCATATTGCATCTTATTATCAAGACTTGGATATTGATTCATCTCATTTACATATAATACACAATCAGTATGTTGCGATAATGCCATATTAACAATATAAGGTTTATATTCTTTTTCGTTATCTTCATTAAGGATATAATTCTTTTTTTGCAATATACCTGGAAGCAAATCCTTAAATAAATCCATTATTGATATTCCAATTCTATCATCATTTCAGTAAACAATGCTAACGTATTAATTTGCTGATCAGCAACGAAAGCGTTTTGATATTGATATTTTGCTATCAATAAAACTAATTGTGGAATTGAATTTGGTTTTAACAATTCATAAGAATTATCATACAATTTTCTGAAAAGTGTTACAGAATCAATATCGTCATTATCAGATAACCATTTTCTAGTATCTGCAAAATTCTTTTCTTTTAACGCTGTAATTAAAGGTGTTAATTGAATATCGGAAACTTGAGACAATAAACCTACATCAATTGTTCCACCCATCGCATAACGTTGTAATTCATTAAGGATTCTACGGTTATCTGGATAATATTTAGAAATAACTTGAGCTACAACTTCTTTATTATATTCTATCTTTTCTTCACCTAAAATCCAACAAACTCGTTTAAAAAACTGAGCCATCAATTTAGGTTTATCTTCCTTTGATATTTTCACATCAATAACAGAACATCTTGAATGTAATGGTTCAATAATTCTATTTTTATAATTGCATGTGAAAATAAAAGAACAATTAATAGAAAATTCTTCTATAGCGTTACGCAATGCTGGTTGTAACGAATTTGCATTAAGATAATCCGCCTCATCAATAATTACAACCTTTCTCCCTCCACTCAAAGAAACTGAAGAAGCATAATTTTTAATTTTCCCACGAAGAACATCAATACCATTTTCATCAGATCCATTAATAATTATGTAATCACAACCAACTTCTTCACAAAGAGCTTTTGCAAGTGTTGTTTTACCAGAACCTTGAGAACCAGAAATCAACAGATTTGGGATTTTATCTTGGTTAACAAATTCTTGAAATGATGTTTTGATTGATTCAGGAAGAATACAATCTGCAATTTTATTTGGTCTGTATTTTTGAGCCCACAGAATCTCTTCTCTTACCATATTATATATCTCACATAAAAAAGCCTCACCAATTTCTCAGCGAGGCAAAAATCATAATTTAATTACTAAATAAAGCAGAATATAGTGATTGGAATTCGTTGTCTTCAACAACTACTTCAGAAAAGCATTGTTTATGATAAACTTTAGCAAATCTATTAATCATTTTTTTAGGAACTTTAGTTTCATCAAAAACGGAAGCGACAATATCTTTAATCGCTTCCTTTTCAATATCCATCCTAGACAGATGGACAGATATTTCTTTAATACCTTCACGAAGAGTTTGTGATTGGTTATCGTCTAATGTTCCAAATACTGTTTCAATACTAATTTTATTACTCATAATATATTTCCTAATTTTATTGTTCAATCAATGTTACATCAATGCTATCTGGATAAACCAAAACTGAAGCTGGATCAACAACACTTTTAAATGCTTCAGTCACAGCAGACAAATATTCTTGCGCTTTTTCATATGATAAATCGCCAATATCAACACTAACTAATAATTTATGTTTTTCAGTTAATTGTTGCGAATCTAAAACTTTTATACTATTTTCAGACAATTCAATTGTTTGCAAATTACCCTCCAAATTTACTTGATGTTTCTAATGTAATGTAATATTTAATTTCATTAGTTATTGAAGTCCATGTTGAAATACCTTTAGAACTAATTTCAACAGAATATGAATCAGGAATAACTTTTAAATTTTCAGTTTTATAAACTAATTTAAACACATTTCCTTCTGGATCCACATCACTCATTTCTAATGAGTTTGTATGACCTGCATCATTACTCTCATCAAATGTCACTAATGATACAGTTGTACCGTCTGATTCAACAGCTAAATGTGGTGCACCAATAACAGACGCTGTTTTAATAACCCATTCTAGATCTTCTTTTGAGAATGTAAATTTAACATCAACAACTGGAAGTTTGGGACGTTTATCTGGAGCAACTACAATCATTGATGGATCAGTAATACGGTATTTAATTTTTGACCTACCATTCAAACCTTTGATAATTACATGATTTTGATCAAATTCTAATTCAGAGCCATCTTTAAATAATGATGTCACAGATAAAAAATTATTTAAATCGTAAATACCAAAATCTTGTGGTATAGTTTCTGTAATTGTTGCATCAACAAGAATATTCTTTTGTGGACTCATAGTTGAGATGACAGAACCTTTTTTAAAGAATAATGATTGATTAATATGTGCGAAGTTTTTTAGAATCGCATTTGTTTCTGGTGATATTTTCATTTTATTTCCTCATGTTAAAATTTTAAATCAGATATAATTATAACTTATAATTAAGATTTTGTCAAGTATTTTATTTGGTGCACCGACCTGGGATTTGAACCCAGAACCTATCCGTTATGAGCGGAGAGCTCTAACCAATTGAGCTAGTGGTGCGAAAATGGCGGAAGAGGTGGGATTCGAACCCACGGAGGGGTATTAACCCTCGACAGTTTTCAAGACTGCTGTCTTAAACCACTCAACCACTCTTCCAAACTGGTCTCTCTGCTTCGATTTGAACGAAGGACAATGCGCCCCAAACGCATCATGTTACCAGACTACACTACAGAGAGATAAACTAAGTGAGGAACGATGGGATTCGAACCCATGCTTAAATGTTATTTCTAACAAACTGCTCTACCATTGAGCTACCATCCTCAAAACAAGGGGGAGATATCACAGACTTTTACTGCACCACTATTCAAAGTGTATCTCCCGACCTTTGAAGTGTTTTCTTTCAAGATTTTACCTTGTAATTTATTTAAATGAGCAGTGCTCTTAGGGAGGGACTCGAACCCCCATAACATTTCTGTATACGTTTGATTAACAGTCAAATCTCTTACCATTAGAGTACCTAAGAGCACTGCTCACTTTTCACTAT